GATCGGGGATAAACAGGCTGCGAACGTTGGGCAGTTCGAGTTCGTCGTCGCCACCTCCCTTAGGGATGTTTTGGAGGTTGAGGCCGGAGCCGAAGGCGTTTTTGGAAGAGGAGAAACGGTAAGTTTCAGTTCCCCCGATGTTGAAGCTGCAGCGCATACGTCCGTCAATGTCGAGTGGAGCATTGACAAAGGTTGATAGGAATACGCCAAGGCTTCGCAACTCCGCAATCTTTTTGGTGACTGGCAAGAGCAGTGGTTCGCGTTCAGCGATCTTTCGGAGAGCTTCGTCGTCACAAGTCACTCCGCCAGTTTTGCGGGAAAGTATCGGCTTTTGCCCGAGCGTCTCATAGAACATCCTTTTCATCTGGAGTGGGGACTTGATGTTGAGAGGCTCGCCGAGGGTGTCGATTAGCCATTGCTCACGCTTGGCGATTTCATCCATCAGGGACATGGCGAAGTCGGCGCGGGAACTGGTGTCAACACGCAGGCCACGGTTCATGGACTCGAGCACTGGCCAGAACAGACGTTGCTGGAAGTCGTGGACCTCACGCAAACGCATCCGATCCACAGCGGCTTGTTGGGCGGTATCAACTTCGAAAGTGATTACAGCGTCTTTGCAGTTGTACGTCCACAACTGATCCTCGCCGGTTTTGGCGTCCCACTCCTTGCCTTCGTCTTTCCAGTACAAGTGGTGCTCGCAGTACATCGAGGACAGGAAGTCCAGGCCCTTTTGCAAGTTCGAGAACAGCGTGTGCTGGGTGAGCATGGTGTCACGCTTGAGGCGGGGGAGGAAGTGCATATGCCGCCAGAAGTACTGAGCATCGTAGGAGAAGTTCTGACCGATGACCTCGCAGTTGGGGTGGGTCAGAATTTGGTACAACGCAAAGGCGATCTGAGCTTCTTCCTGCTCAGACCAGTATCCGGCAGGTCGCTCCACACACATAAGCGGGATACAGAGCGCATCACGCTCGTTCCAAGCTACGCCGACGCAAGCAATGTGCCCTGCGCGAGTTTCAATATCAACAGCAAGTTTCATTTTCGAGCCTCCAAACTTTCATGTAATCGTCAATGTTTTGCTGATGCGTGCCTAAGTACAAATGCTCAACATTAACGCATAACTTGTTATTGCACTTATGTAATACAAACAACCCTGCGGGTATGTCACCCCTCAAAGCTCCCCATGCCGCTCGCGGTGCTGTAGCATTACGCTCACCAGTCCAGAGCGATCCATAACCATGACTACCTTTACCAGCAGTCCACTCTAAGCAACCGTTCGGTAACTCCCGCGTATTACGGTTGAGTAACCCCCGGATGTTTCGACTCTCCTGCTCGCTCAGTTTCAAGTGTTTTGTAGATTTCATGAAGTACCCCCATAACCTGATCAAAGGAAGGTCTGACAAAAAAGTTATACTGCGGGCGGATTACTTCCCGAAACTTCGATTGACTGGCTGCACGGCGCAGGTCGTGAATGGCGATTTGACGCCAAGACCACTGGCGAAGGATTGATGCCGGATGGTAAGCGGGAACGACTTTCGGCTTGTAGTCAAGCGCCAGTTCAAGATCACACTCCATCACACTACCGCGCCAGGATGTAATCCCCCACTGACCGGTCAAAGCCCACAGCGCCACATTGCCGAAGGCAATAATGACATTTGGCTGGCACATCTCGATTTCACGCTTGAGGAGTTCGAAGCCATCACGCACCGCAGGTAACACGAACTTACCCCGCATCATAATGTGCTGAGCAGATATGTCGGATTTGCGCTGAGCGATGAAAGCGTTAATGTCGTTGCCAGGTGGCCGAATGCGGACGACGTTTGTGATGAAGCATTCGGAACGCATGATTCCGGCTTCCTGAAGCATCTTGGACATTTCCTGCCCGGAGAAGCCGACGAAGGGCTGACCTTCGGCGACCTCACGTTCCCCAGGGGCTTCGCCAACGATCATGATCTTGGCTGGGCAGGGGCCGGTTGGTCGGATTTGCATGGTTACTTACCTCCGCATTGGTTGTCAGCTTGTCTGTATTCCAGTTCGATGAGCAGGTCGATGAAATGGCGAGCTTTTTTCAAGTCCTCGATACCGTTTTTCTTTTTCCAGCGGGACACATACTTAATCACACAGCCTTCAAAATACCCAAGTTTATTGGCATGGATATACTCAACTGGCTGGATAGGCATGTCCTTGTAATGGTTGCCGCCTTCTTGAACTGTCAATGCTGTCATATCACACCCCCAGGTCAATACCGAGTTGGTCGTTTTGCTTGATTTCGGCCAAGCGGCGCATGGAGAAGGCGTAGTACTCCGGGTTCATTTCCAGGCCCGTCGCTTCGCACTGGTAGGTGTGTGCAGCAGGGAAGATCGGGCCAGTGCCTGCAAAGCAGTCGATGACCTTGTCGCCGGGGCGAACACTGCGCTGGAGCAGGTTTTGGTACAGGGCAATAGGCTTCTGCGCGCCGTGGGACATGTTCTCGTCACCAGTGGTGGAGATCACGTCAGGATAGATATGGGTGACAGGTTTCTTGCCCTTGATCGCGTAGAGCAGGATTTCATACTGGCGACGCGGACCTTGGTCAGGCAGAGGGACGCGGCCGGAGTTGACCTTGTGGTTAATCAGCGGGGTGCGGAAGACATACCAACCAGCGGCTTCCATGTAGCGCTTCAGTTCGTGGAAGCGATCAATGTCGCAGAAGACATAAGCATGGGCTTGTGCCTTGGCGATGGTGAAGGTCAGCGGGCACCACGCCTGCATGAGCTTTTGCCAGGACTCGTAAGAATCGTCGTAGTGATGCTCGATGCCGTCGAACTTACCACCACCATCACCGAAGTCCTGCGCGCCCATACCATACGGCGGATCGGTCAAGATCACATCGAACTTGCCAGCATTCGCTGGATCGGCCATGTATTCGAGGCAGTTGATGTTGAGAAGGGTGTGCTTGTCGGCGTTGAAGGATGCGCCGACGACTTTCGCCAGCTCGATGTTGCGATCACGTTCCTCTTGGCGCTTGAGGATTTTGAAAGCTTCGTCAGCAGATTTGGCCTTGGCGATGGCAGGATTGTCGAGGTGCTTGGCGACGATGATTTCCTTCCGGACAGTGTCTTGGTAGGAGCCGTCACGACGGCCAGTGAGTTCTTCAGCAGTGTCGGCAATGGTGTGGGCTGGTGTGGCCGGGGATTCGGCGGTTGGCAGGGCGTCAATGGTTTCAGCGCGTTTGGCTTCCTTCTGCATCGTGCGGAGGGAGTGGAGACGCGCAACGGCGGCGGCGTGTTCCTGCCAAGTCAAGTCTCGACGCTTGAGGTTTTCGTCGAGTTCGGCTTCCTCGGCTTCGAGAAGGGTTAGTTCGCCGATGTTGGTGAAGGGGACGATGCCGTCGGCAAAAACCTCGCCGTTGTGCTTGAACGAACCGCCGAGTTCGAAGATTTCGCCAATAGCTTTCAGCCGACGCTCGCCGGCGACCAGCACCCAGGAATCACCCTCCCGACGCAGGACTGGGGGGTGGAGGAGTTGCCCGTCTTCGATGGAGTTCTTCAGCTCTTGCAGGGCTTCGGGATCGAATTCCTGACGCTGACGCTCGGGCTTGATGATGATTTCGGAAAGCTTGATGGTGTGCATGATGATAACTCCTATGGGTTTCAGGGGTGGGTAAAAACGGGGTGAAAACCGGGCGCGAGAATGCCTCGCCGTGGGCCAGAAACGGCCCGCCATGCGGCTATCTTTTCGGGGATGGGTTCCGGGCTAACCGGGGTCAAGACAACGCCGATTGCGCGGTTGTCTTCGAATGAATGATTCATAGTCAGTATCACTGGCAAATGCCCTTAGTGAAAGTATAGATTGCAAAAGAAAAGCCCCCGAACAAGCACGACAGGCAAGAATGGGAGGAGACTTGCACTGCCGGGGCTCATCCTGTCGGGGGCTTAAGGAAGGGCGCTCACGTTAGAGTTGCCAGACAGTAGCTGGTCACTGGCTCTGCTACTTTCGCTTCTGGAGGCTACTGAAAATCGCTCGACCAGTTTTTGCGAACGCCCTTGCTTAAGACGCCCCGTATAGCCGGGGCCACGCTTGAAGCCTAACGGCGATTAGCCGAGCTTCGCCACGCCCTTGACTTCGGCGTAGATGTTCTCGCCGTCGATGCGGTGGCTGACATTGACCTTCGCCACGCGGCCAGCGATCATCGAGAAGCTGAACGGCTGACCGGGGGTGTTGAGGCCGAGGGCTTCGCGCAGACGGCCCAGGCCAATGTTGCGGCCCTTGCCCATGTCCAGACCACCGGAATCGGTAATGTCCAGCATGATGCCCTGACGCACGGTGACCTTGTCGCGGCCCAGGAGTTCCTTCACGGCGGCGTCGTCGACAGACCAGGTAATGTCCAGGGTCAGGCCGGACTTGGAAAGATCTTGTTTGGACTGCCATTGACGGCACTTGACTTCTTCTGCCACGGCAGTGTATTCGCCGACAGGTACGGGAATCGACTTGGTGTCATTGGAATCGGTCACTTGCATGTCGAGGAATTGTTCGGGATTGAACATGGTAAGGCTCCTTAGAAAGGTTGGTTGAAGTGAATGGGACTGGCTAAAAACCGCGCTTTACAATCAGTCCCCAATCGTCATGCGCGGGAAATTCAATGGTATGAGGTATGCTACAGCATGTCAATGACTTTTGGTAAAGTCTTAGGCTACACCCCCACGCGCCTTCCATTTCGCCACAATCCCTGCGAAGGTCGGAGGGTTATCCGCCTTGATGGGGAGGTTGCGGGTTTTGAGGTCGGCTTGTACGTTGGCAGTGTCCCAAGTCCATTTGTCGCCTTGACGGACGCTGAGAATAACGTCGGAGAACATCGGCGGGATTTTGGGTGCAAGGGCACGCCCGAGGGTGGATACGGTGAGCTTGACCCCGCCGAGGATTTGGTCGGTTTCTCGCTCGACGTGGGCCAGCAGGACGAAATGACAGGGGCAGGAATCGCAAAGCATACGGAGGAGCTTTTCAACTTGATCCTGCGCGATGCCCCAATCACTCTGGGACTTGACAGCTTTCCCGCCAACGACCAGGGACATGGCGCATTGACCGAGCCCTGCCATACCGTCGATTACCAGCACGCGCGAAGGTGCCCAAGAGTTCACTGCGCCGAAAGTCTTGCCCGAACGGTCGCAGGGGAAATCGTTGAGGGCTTTGAGGAGTTCGATGAAACGGTTGTGCTTAGAACGGTTGGGGTCGGCCATCTTTGCGAGGGAGTCCAGCGACAGTGTATTGATCTTCTGCGCGTTGTCGAGGAGTTCCATGAAAGAGGCTTGCGGGGCTTTGAGCATGTGCCAGTGGAGGTTGTCGGGGATGGGCAGGCCACGGTCGGTGTAGTAACCAAGCAAGGCCTCGAGACCAGGCTCGAGAGCGAGGTAGAAGACTTCCAAACCCTGGTCAACGAGAGTGCCGATGCTGTGGGTTTTACCCGTGCCGGCAGGCCCCATCAAGAGTACATTAAAACCGGGGAGGACGGATTTTGCAGCTTCCGCTGCGGATTGAACGGGAGTGTTCATTGCCACTTTCCTTTAGTGAGATTGTGAAATTTGTCAGCGAGCTTGACCCATGCCATGCCCACACCGACAATTAACCAGCTTACGAGCCAGTAGGCAAGAGCTAGGAGGATAATACTTATGATGATGTGCATGGCAGTGTCTTGCGGGACTGGTTAGTAGACCTTACTGTGTTTGGGCGGCCGGGTCAGGTTGCGCCGCGTTGGATTGCTTCGATTTGCTACTGGTAGTCATGTCAAGTTTCCTCAAAAAGAGTTTTCGCTAAGTTTATGGTTGTCGCACCAGTCATTTACAAATACAACTGGATAACCGTTTATAGTCGGAGCATGACGACGGCAACGTCCCTTAATAACCGGCTTGCCGATTGCAGGTGCGTTTTGCAGCGGGTGCTGCTTAGATGCTTTCGCTGCAAACCAGATACAAGTCTCACAACGCATATTT